TGAAAAAGAACGAGAAGATACCAAGTCAAAACTCACAGAATTCAAGAAGCAAAATCCGCTTGATGATGATGAAGAATTTAAAAAAATGATGAAGTTCTTGTCGGAGAATACCCAGAAACTCGATGAAATGATGAATGACATCGAAAAAGTGGACGAGAAGAAACCTCAAGAGAAGAAAAACGATGAAGATATGATTTTCATGAACATGATGTTTCCGCCTGAAATGTTGATTGACTTGATTGAATCGGATTTAATTGATCCAGAAGTTTTTGGAGAAATGTACAAGGACATCAAGAAAAGCAGAAAAAAGAAACCATCTTATCCGAAGGGAAAGAAAGCCGCTCCGAAGAAAGGCTTTTCTGAAGGTAATTCTACTAAGTTTACCGGAGATCAGAGTGATCACAAGGACTTTGGAAACAGATGGACTGATTGGAATCCAGACTTATCCTCTGAAGATTACAAATAACTTTAATAACCTTAAAGGGTTCATGTCATTGAATCACGACAAGGTAATTATAAAGAGTGTTCCAAAACCTGTCAAGAACAATCTTCAGAAAAAAAGAAAATCAAAAGACTTGCTTTGACGGCACTTATGTGTTATAATATGGCATGCCAAAGAAAACAAACCATTACATAGACAACAAAGAATTCTACAAACAGATAGTGGCTTGGAAGAAAACCGTCGATGCAGCAGAAGATAGTGGAGACCCAAGACCACCCGTGACGGATTACATTGGGCTGTGCATACTGAACATAGCCGAACATCTGTCCCAGAAACCCAACTTTGCAAACTACCCGTACAGGGAAGAGATGGTTGGTGATGGGATAGAGAACTGCTTGATGTATGCACATAACTTCAATCCAAAAAAATCCAAAAATCCGTTTTCTTATTTCACCCAGATAATTTACTTTGCCTTTCTTCGCCGAATAGAGAAGGAAAAGAAACAGGCGTATGTAAAGCTTAAAGCCACCGAGATGATAGATGACGGAAGCATGCATCGATGGTTTAAGGAAAATTATCTGGAAGACACTTTCAAAGAAACAGAAAATCCGCTAATGGATGTCTTTAATTTAAGTGAAACAGATATGAAAAGATTATCTGGAACAAAGAAAAGAAAGAAGAAAAAGAAGAAGACAAAATGAAACTTGCCATCGTGACAGATACGCATATCGGAATTCGGAACGATTCTCCGATCTTCTTTGAGAACTCGATTTATTTTTTTCAAGATGTATTTTTCCCCTATTGCAAGCAACAGAATATAACCAAGGTTCTGCATCTTGGAGATTTCTTCGACAGAAGGAAATATATCAACATCAATATACTCTCGGAAACGAGAAAAAGAATCCTTTCTCCCATGCAGGAGCAGGGCATTCATATGGATCTCATTCTGGGGAATCATGATTGCTATTTCAAGAACACCAATTCCGTGAACGCTCCTAGAGAGATGTTTTCTTGCTTTGACAATATCAATGTCATAGAGAAGCCGGTGATCAATGATTACGATGGTTATTGTATCGGTATGATGCCTTGGATCACCAAGGAGAATGTTGAGGAGTCGAAAAAGTTCATCAAGGATGCCGCTTGCAGGACCTTGGCGGGCCATTTTGAAATAGATGGACGAGAAGTGCTTCGTGGTATTCGGCACGAAGGTGGGATGCCTTCCAGCCTCTTCAAGAAGTATGACATGGTGATGTCGGGCCATTTTCACATTCGAAGTTATGAAGATAACATCTCCTACTTTGGCACCCCATATCAACTATACATGAGCGATTTGAACGAACAAAAGGGATTCCATGTTTTAGATACAGCTACTGGTGAAATTGAATTCGTAGAAAATCCCAGACAAATGTTCCGACAATACATGTACGATGACAGCGGTAAGAACAAGGAGTTGATTCTGTCTGCAGATTATTCAGAAGCCAAAAATTGTTTCGTCAAGATTTTCGTGAAACAAAAGAAACACCAATCCGTTCTTGACCAGATGATGGAAAAATTGTATAATGTTGGAGTCTATGGCATCACGATTGCCGAAGACAATTATGAAGAAGAGTCTACTGAAGAAGGGGTGGATTTGTCTCAGGACACCTTCAGTCTCATCAGCACCGAGATAGATTCCATGGAATTGTCTCACGACAAGACAAAACTCAAGTCCTTGATCAAGGATATATTCATCGAGAGTCAACACAGATGATTTTGTTCAAGAAAGTTCGTTTCAGAAATTTTGGTTCTTTCGGCAATACATTTACCGAACTGGAACTAGACAAGAAGCCAAACACATTGGTTTGTGGAAGCAACGGCAACGGCAAGTCATTTGCCTTGCTCGATAGCATCACATTTGCATTGTTCGGCAAACCCTTCCGAAACATCAACATTCCCCAACTTGTAAATACGGTAAACAAAAAAGATTGTCTTGTTGAGTTGGAACTGGAAATCAACAAAATTCCATATACGATTCGTCGTGGATTGAGTCCTAAGATTTTTGAGATTTATCAGGATGGTAATCTTCTGAACCAATCTTCAAAGACAAAAGATTATCAGGAGCATTTGGAAGAAAATATTCTCCATATGACCTACAAGTCATTCACGCAAGTGGTGATTCTCGGCAAGGCATCATTCATTCCTTTCATGCAGTTGACTGCGGCAGACCGTCGCGCCGTGATCGAGAACATTCTGGATATCGGAGTGTTTTCGGAAATGAATGTCGTTCTGAAAGAAAAGATCTCACAAATGAAAATCCGTCACCAAACCCTTGAGAACAAGATTGAAGTTCTGAAGGAAAAGGAAAGACTCACCCTCAATTACATCAATAACATCAAGAAAAAAAATGATGAGATGAAAGATGACATTGAGGAAAAAATAAAGACATGTAATACGAATGTCTGGGCTACGCATGCTGATAAAGAAAAAGTTAAGAAAGAACTTGAGGACATACAGTCGGACGGGATCGATTCAAACACGATTCAAAAGCAACAAAACAAGATCCACGCCGAAGAAGCGGAGATAAAATCCAATATCAAGAGGTTGGAAGGGGAAATGCGTTTCTTTAGAGAAAATCATGTCTGTAACACATGCAGACAGGAAATTTCAGAAGAAACGAAACATGAATGCACCACGAATAATTCCGCCAAGATTGAGGATTTAAAGAAGGAATTGAATGAGATACAGGAAAAGGTCAATCAAAAGACGAAAGAACTTGATGCGGCTAGAGAAAAAGAGTCAAAAGTTCGCACTCTGGAACTTAGAATTGCCACGCTCGATTCGAGATATGAGGGGCTTCTTGCGGAACAGAAAGAACTCTACAAGAAAATCAACGACCCACCAAAAGACGACTCTGAAGAGGAGAGGAAGAATCTGGAAAAGGTCGTTGGTGAAAAAAACAAACTTTCTGGAGAGATCAAACGAATCATCGAAGATGGACAATATTATGAAGTCATCGGTGGACTCCTCAAGGACTCAGGAATAAAATCCAAGATTATCAAGCACTATTTGCCCATCATCAACAAATTGATCAACAAGTATCTTTCGGCTATGGATTTCTTTGTCAAGTTTAATCTCGATGAGGAATTCAAAGAAAGCATCAAGAGTAGGCATCGTGATGATTTCTCCTATGAAAGTTTCAGTGAAGGTGAGAAGATGAGAATCGACCTCAGCCTTCTTCTTTGCTGGAGGGAAATCGCTCGCATGAAAAACAGCGTTTCATGCAATCTTCTGATTCTGGACGAAGTGTTTGATTCTTCTCTAGATTCAGGGGGAACGGAAGAATTCATGAAACTCCTGAAGTCTCTCGGGAACAATTCCAATATTTTTATCATCAGTCACAAGACGGATCAATTGATCGACAAGTTCCCGAATATTCTTACTTTTGAAAAGAAGAACAATTTCAGCAAGATGATTGCAACTGGATAAATACAGCATATGCCAGCGTCTTATGTAAACTTTGTCGGAAGATGGAGAGCCTACGATGTAAACGGTAGGCAGATTACTTATAATCTTGGTGATCTGGTTACATACACAAATAGTGGTGGAGCAGAATCAACATATCTTGCAGTCCAACAAACAACTCGGACTCCGTTGTCTGGAGTGAATGGTGGATGGTTGGTCATGGGATCTGTTGGAAGTACAGGCGGGGGTGGAGGAACAGGGGGAAGAATAAATCTCACATATTCTTCAACACCACCTACATCCCCTGAAGTGGCAGATCAATGGTTTCATAGCTCTACAGGTAGATTCTATATTTACATGAACGATGGTGATTCCAACCAGTGGGTGGAAATAGCAAGTATCGGAGAACGAGGTCCTGTAGGGAATACAGGATCAACCGGACCAACTGGCCCCCAAGGAAACACAGGAAACACAGGAAATCCAAATACGATATTTTATCAAAACACCACTCCTGTAGGAATGATTGCAGGGGATCAGTGGTTTCACAGCGACACGGGAAGATATTATTTTTATTTGTTTGATGGGGATTCCAGTCAATGGGTAGAAATGGGATCTATAAACGGATCTCCTACAGAAATTATTTTGGGAGGCAGTGGAGGTTCTGGCGCAACGGGACCCACAGGCCCTACAGGACCAACCGGAAGTACCGGCATAGGAATTTCTGGTGCTTCATTGTCCAATTATGAATTAATTTTGACTTTTACCAATGGAACCACATTAAATGTAGGATACATCCGAGGTGAAACAGGCCCAACTGGAGCTGATGGCATAGGCGGTGGATCGGGTGGAGTAATAAGCCTGAATGGATTAAGTGGAGCCGTCACTCTTATCGCGGGTACTGGAATCACAATAAGTACCGGACCCTTTGGAATTACTATAACTTCTACTGAAATAGGAGAAATAGGTAACACTGGACCCACTGGGCCTACTGGACCACAGGGACCTCCGGGAATAGGAGAAATAGGTAACACAGGACCCACTGGACCCACTGGGCCTACTGGACCACAGGGACCTCCGGGAATAGGAGAAATAGGTAACACAGGACCCACTGGGCCTACTGGACCACAGGGACCCACCGGAGCCAAAGGAACTACGGGCGACAAAGTAGGCAATTTTACAGTAAATAGTTCTGGTTTATTTAGATATGATGTATTGGATTGGGAAGGCACTCTTATAGAAGGACCTATAGTAATAGGAACTATTAGGGGTCCTACAGGACCCACAGGTTCAACCGGTCCCGGAGAATTGTATTATGGTTTGTGTGCAAATATACCATTAAGTCCAGATCATGGTGACAGATGGTTTGATTTAACAAGCGGTAGGTTATTCACATGGTACAAAGAAACTGGAATAACCGGACAATGGGTTCAGCTCTATTGACTTTTAATTTAACTGTGGTATAATAAGTGAACTATGTCAAAGAAGCAAAACGATAATTATAGCAGCGATGACCGTGATCGCAAGCGAAGCCAGAAATCCGTGAATCGTAAAAAGAACAAGGGACAACGACACCATGTTCGTGATATAATGAACGACCTGAAAAACCAAAACGATCCGGAGGCATATCTTGATTATGCCGACGAGATGATGGAGGATTATTGATCATGACAAAGACAGGAATTAAAATCAGCAAGAGCACTCTCGGAATCCTGAAGAACTTCTCCGGGGTCAATTCCAACCTTCTTGTTCGGCCCGGCAACAAGATCTCCACGATCTCTCCGGGAAAGAACATGATGGCAGAGGCTATCGTGGACGAGGAATTTGATACGGAGTTCGGCATCTGGGATCTGAACAAGTTCCTTGGTGTTCTTTCTCTGTTCAACGATCCCACTCTTTATTTTGGAGAGAAGTCTGTTGAGATCGAAGGACACGATTCAAATGTTCGTTATTATTACTCGGAACCGAAACTTCTGACAGCCCCAACCAAATCGGTCAAGATGCCGGAATCTCTCACCGCATTCATCATCTATCAGGACACATTTGCTTCGATGATGAAGGCTTCATCAGTGATGCAACTCCCACAGATCACCTTTGAGTGCGATGGAACATCATTGAATGCTCGTCTACACGACGAAGAAGATGTGACCAGCAACACTTATGTTGTGCATCTTGGATCCTGCAATGACAGTTTTGAGTGTACCATCGATATTGAACATCTGCGTCTTCTTCCGGGAGATTATCAGGTCACTATTTCTAAAGGACCAGTTTCAGAATTCAAGAATCTTTCTACTGATCTCACTTACTGGATTGCCCTCAAGAGCGACTAATCATGCCTGAAGTAAATCTCTTCGTAGAAAAATATCGCCCCAAGACGGTAGAGGAGTGCATTCTCCCGGAAAGCATCAAAAAGACTTTCCGGGAGATTGTCAAATCCGGTGTCCCCCAAAACCTTATGCTTTGTGGCAAGGCAGGCACGGGAAAGACCAGCGTTGCCAAGGCTATGTGCAATGATCTTGATTGTGACTATATCATGATCAACTGCTCAGAAGATGGCAACATCGACACTCTCCGCAACAAGATTCGTACCTTTGCCAGTACAGTATCCCTGAACGAACGACAGAAGGTCGTGATTCTGGATGAGTTCGACTACAGCAACGCATCTAGCATCCAGCCCGCTCTTCGTGGTGCAATCGAAGAGTTCGCCAAGAATTGTCGTTTCATTCTGACCTGCAACTACAAAAATAGAATCATCGAGCCGATTCATTCGCGCTGCACTGTTATTGACTTCAGCATTCCGGCTAAGGATAAGCCGAAGATGGCTAAAGAGTTCTTCAACAGGTGTGTCAATATTCTTACAGCCGAGAAGATTGCGTACGAGGAAAAGGTTCTATCTGAACTCATCGTTAAGCACTTCCCGGATTTTCGTCGCATCCTGAACGAAATCCAGAGGTATTCTGTTTCCGGTAAGATTGATGTCGGGATTCTAGCCGATACCAAGAACCAGAAGATCACCGACCTGATCGGGTTCATGAAGTCCAAGGACTTCGCTTCGGCTAGGAAGTGGGTGGCTGGGAATATGGATAACTCCCAGATTGACCTTTTCCGGTCGATCTACGATGGGGTGTATGATAATCTTACCCCATCGTCAATTCCTCAAGCCATCCTGATCCTTGCCGAGTACCAGTACAAGGCGGCATTTGTTGCCGATCAGGAAATCAATACAGCGGCGTGTATCGTAGAACTTATGATGTCCTGTGAGTTTAAATAATGGAATTACGAGATTATCTGAACAGCATCAACTACGAGAAAAAGCATGTGATGGAAGACTCCCGAGACGAGAAGGAGTATTACCCCTTCATGGTCAACCGTTGTATATCCTATTTCCCAGATAGCATTCTCCAAGCCAACCAGATGAATACCTCTTGGCATCTGCCTAAGAGGATGCAATATGACTATTTGTTCCATGGGCTGAGACCGAGAAAAAGATTCAGCAAGTGGGAGAAAATCACCCATCCAAAAGAAATAGATTTGATTAAGAGGTACTTTGGTTACTCCACCCAAAAGGCTCTGGATATTTTGCCCATCTTGACAGAGGACGATATCTCTGCAATGTATAAGGGACTAAATAAGGGCGGTTAAACTAGAAATATTCCTACATATGCATGTACCATGAATAAAGGTGTTTGTATATGGACGACAATATTTTTCAAGATTATGGAGTGGAAATCAAACTTAAAGATGCTGAAGATTTCCTGAAAATCAAAGAGACCCTCACCCGCATGGGAGTTTCTTCCCGAACTCAAAACAAATTATATCAATCCTGCCACATTCTCCACAAGAGAGGCAGGTACGCAATATTACATTTCAAGGAACTTCTTGCCCTAGATGGGCTTGAGACCGACACCGACGAGACCGACATTGGCAGGAGAAACGCCATCGTCGGTCTTCTCGCTGAATGGGGACTACTTGACATCATGGACATCGACAAGGCATCCTCGCCAGTTGTGAGCCTGAAGCAATTGAAGATCATTCCACACAAAGAAAAAAATGAGTGGGAGTTGATTCCGAAGTATCACATCGGCAAGAAGAAGCATACATAAGAGTACGCTTGCACATCTGGAGTATATTATGAAAAAGACCGTGGCTTTGAGCATGATCGTCAAGAATGAGTCGCACATCATCCATGAGTGCCTCAACACAATTTACAAACACATAGATTATTGGGTAATCGTGGACACTGGCTCCACAGACGGAACCCAAGAACTAATCAAGAAATTCTTTGCCGAAAAAGGTATCCCCGGGGAACTGCATGAGCGTCCTTGGGTTAACTTCGGACACAATCGAACCGAAGCAGTTCAACTTTGCGATGGCAAGGCAGACTATGCTTTCATGATCGATGCAGATGACTACATCGAGGGAGATTTTAGGTATCCAGAGCCTATGGATGCAGATGGTTATGCGGTTCGCATGGGTCGTCCAGAATTCTCTTGGTGGCGTACTCAGATCTATAAGACAGGGATGGGCTGGAAGTATGAGGGTGTATTGCATGAATATGCTACATGCCCAAATCCGGGGACCAAGATTGCAAAACTTGAAGGAAAGTATTTTGTTGTCGCTAGAACCATGGGAGCAAGAAATGTCGGAATCACTCCTGTCGAAAAATATTCCAAAGATGCTGAAGTTCTAGAAGAGGCACTTAAAACAGAACCAACTAACTCAAGATATCAATTCTATCTTGGACAATCTTATTTCGATTCCCAACAATGGGAAAAGTCCATAGCAGCATATACTAAGAGAGCCCAGATGGGCGGGTGGGGTGAGGAAGTTTTCTATTCACTCTTCCGCGTTGCTGTGGCTAAAGCAATGTTGAACAAGCCATGGGAAGAGATTCAGCAAGCATTCTTAGATTGTTATAACTCTCGTCCGATTCGTGCCGAGCCCCTGTATCATATTGCTAGAATCTATAGAATGAATAATAAGCCGGGTCTGGCATATCTGTTCGCTAAGATGGCGGCAGACATTCCATATCCAGCCAATGATATTTTGTTTATCGTAGATGAAGTCTATACATTCGGTTGCCTCGATGAACTGGGTGCTTCGGCTTTCTATGCTGGATTCCCCTATGAAGGTGCCAAGGCAGTAGAAAAACTCATCAAGGAAAATCGCGTTCCTCCACAACATCTTGAAAGAATCAAGAAAAACCTCACCGGCTATCAGGAAGTCATAACAAATATCGAAAAACAACGAGCCGAGCACATGAGACAAACGGAAATTAAGAAACTTGAGGAAAAAGTAGAAAATCGCAAGAACCGTCGCTTCAAAGAGAAGAAGCTGAAAAGTAGATAAATATTCCTATTAGGGGAATATAAATGGCTGGATATCACGATATAACAGCGTATAAAAGTTCGGTTTTTCGTTATCATTTTAAATTGATGGACGAAAATCAAGTTCCTATCGATCTTATTACAAGCGAAGCCAATTTTAAAGTCAAAAAAACACCACTAGGTGATGATGTTCTTCTGGACTTTAGCACATCTGGCGTAACTGTAAATTATTTTGGACTTAGCGGGGGAACTTTAGCATTCTTGTCTCTATTTTCTCCTTCGATGACTGGGGGAATAACGCTAAATGCGACATATCTCGGGACTTCTGGGGATACCGGGGGAATATTTGTATTGGCTCCTTCTGGAATAATGGAAAATGTTTCGGTAGGAAATTGGGTATATGGTTTGAGTATAACAATTGAAGGAAATGATGAACATCTTGTGCGAGGAAGATTTTCAGTAGATTGGAATGCAACAAAATGAAAATCAAAACAACAGAGACAATTTATGTTGCAAAACCAGCAATCAAGAAATATTCTTCATATAAAGCACCTGCTCCTTTAATCATTTCCGGAAAAACTACCCCCAGCGTAACAATCCAAAAACAAACTAAAACCAAGATAGTTCGTGTATGATTCGAAAATTCGGTGAATTCCCTGAAAACAAAAAATATTCGCCATCAAAGCATGTTCTAAACAACAATATTGGCGAGAGTGTTGTCTTTTGGAAAGGAAATGCCGATCTCGTAGCGGGTAAGAAATACCGCATAATTCAAAAACAAAGTTTCTCAGAATCTCCGAAATATTTCAATATCGGAATAGGCATTCATCAAGTCCATCTTTTGGACGAGGAAACAAATGACGTTTATATAGTGAAAGGAAATTGCAGTACGATTCGGGAGATGTTCGAGGATGTTCAGCGGCAGCCTATTGTTGAAGAAGTTTTTGAAGAACCCAAATCGCAAATCATCAAAGAAATAGTCATTCAAGAACCGATTCCGGGTCTGGAGGGTTATCCCGGACCACAGGGTGAACGGGGTATGCCGGGAATGCAAGGACCCCCGGGTCCCGCTGGTCTTCCGGGTCCCCCCGGACCACCGGGTCCGCAGGGGGAGCATGGATTCTCTGGTCTGATGGGTCTGGATGGCGAAAAGGGAGAACCCGGTCCAAAAGGCGACAAAGGCGACGAGGGAGATCCGGGAGAAAGAGGCGAACAGGGACCCCCCGGAGAAAAGGGCGAACGAGGAGATCAAGGAATTCCCGGGGAAAGGGGTCCAGAGGGCTCTGTTGGTCCAGAGGGTCCACAGGGCACCCAGGGACCAGAAGGTCCTGTAGGCCCCGCAGGAGCCCCAGGAAGAGACGGAAAGAAAGGCGACAAAGGAGACCGGGGAGAACCCGGTCCTCAAGGAAAAGCCGGTCCAGCCGGTTCTAAAGGATCCAAGGGCGATCGAGGCGAGAAGGGTTCTCCCGGAAAAGATGGTCCACGCGGTCCAAAGGGAGAACCGGGGGACACCAAAATTGAAAAGGTGGAATATCCTTTAAAATTGAAGGATAAGACTCTCACCATTTCAAAAGACTTCAAGATCCCGGTAGAGCAAGTGACAGGGATGGGAAAGGGATATGGGGGAGAAGGCGGTGGGGGTGCTCTCCGGGTTTATGATAATGGAGTGTTGATATCAAATCAAATTGAAACCATAAATTTCAAAGATGGTTTCAATGTTGATCTCAATACACCAAAGCAAATTTCTTTACGCGCAAAATTGGGATCGGCTGGGTATACCCATGGGTACTGGGGTTCATTCTGGTCAACACAAGATCAAATCGCTAATAATACAACAGATGGTTTTGCTATAACGTATAATAATACCGATCCAGACAGTTATGGTGTCTCTGTCGTAAACAACAGCAAAATAACATTTGCAAACGCTGGTGTTTATAGCATAATATTTTCTGTTCAATTTGTAAATACAGATAATCAAATTCACGATATTAATGTTTGGTTAGCAAAAAATGGAACTGCTGTTGACGAAACCGATAGTAAATGGAGTGTTGTAGCAAGACATGGAAATGAAGATGGCCACGCTCTGGGGACAGTAAATTATGTTCTTAAATTGAATACAAATGATTATTTGGAATTGTACTTTAAAACAACAGACACTGTTCTCTCAATTCAGGCTTTACCCGCAACATCCCCCGCTCCGGGAATACCCTCAATTATTCTGACAGCAACTCAAGTTGCAAATACGGTTGCTGGTCCTACAGGGGCAACTGGACCAACCGGACCCACCGGTCCTGCTGGAGAAATCCCCACGAATTATGTACAGTCAATTCGAGGCTTGACTGGAATTATTGATGTCGTGGGAACAAACGGAATAAAGGTCACAACCAGCGGGAAAACATTGACACTAAACCTGTCTGGAACTTTGTCTCAAGTAAATCTGGAAGATATTAATGATACAAACATAAATGAACCACAGACTGGACAGGCTCTGTTTTATGACGGAACTGATTGGGTGAATGATTTCATTGCTGGCGGAATCGGAGCAACAGGTGCAACTGGACCCACTGGAGCGACTGGAGATCCAGGAATTCAAGGACCCACTGGGCCTAGTAGATCAGAATTTAGTATTTACGATAGATTTGAATTATATGATTTTGCAAGTCCAACCATCGATCTTCCATTTGTTTCAACTTCTGTGGGAACATGGAACATAAATCAAAACACACAAGCAAATGCTCCTTTAAGATTTGGAATTGTAAATGTAGAAAGTGGAACGACAGCAGCAACAACAAGGCATGCATTTCAACTTTCTGGAAATGTTCTGAATTTTCCTACAGATAATAAATACACAAACACTTATTATGGCTCACTATACACAGCGTCTAGATTGGTACTACCTTCTGCCACTAATCCATTTGTGTTTTTTAGTGGATTTATAGATTCAATATCCGGGACTGCGGCAGATGGTGTATATTTTATACACGATCATACAATTTCTGAGAATTTTTTATGTGAAACTCGAAGATTAGGTGGTGGATTTACATATATTGATTCTGGAGTGTCTTGGACAAATTTAGTATGGTATGATTTTAAAATTGTAGTTCAAGGTGCATCTTCAGCTAATTTTTACATCAATGATTCTCTTGTAGGAACAATAACAGAAGAGATTCCTAGAGGAAGTGAAGCATTTTTTATAGCAGAAGGTGTTAGAAGGACCGCAACAGGCAGTACACTACCAGTTGGATATTATATGGATTACATTGGTCTTAACAGGAAGTATACACCATGAGATGGGCAATACTGAATTCTACTAATCAAGTTATAGAAATAAAAAACAATTTGAATGGAAGTGAAGAAAATTATGCAAAACTTCCTAATGGTCTTTCTTGTCAATTGGGATGGATTTATGTTGGACATGAATATAAACCTCCAACATGGACAGCATATCAATTCCTCCTCCGTCTCACACAACAAGAAAGAGCCGATATTCGTGAACGAGCAAAGACCGATCCAAATGTGGCTGACTTCTTGATGTTGTGCCAATCTGCCCAAGAAGTGATATCAAATGACCCCGTTACTGTTATGGGTATGGATTATATGGTTTCTATAGGTGTTTTCACGGAACAAAGAAAAAAAGAGATCCTTCAAATATTGGAATAAATATAGGTGGAGAAATAATAAATGTCATTTCCTAATTCACCAACAAGCGGAACAACTCATACCATCGGAGATATCACTTGGGAGTGGAATGGCTATGCTTGGGAAGTTATTGTATCTACAATTGGTGGTGTGAGTGGACCGCAAGGTGCTACGGGAGCAACTGGCCCAAGAGGAACAACCGGAGATAAAGTAGGTGGATTCACGATATCAGCAAATGGACTTTTGCGCTATGATATTTTAACATGGGATGATGTTGTATTATTTTCTGGTGTTGCCGTAGGAAATGTAAGAGGAGCGACAGGACCCACCGGAAGTGCAGGTGCATCTGCTGGTGTTTTGAGTTTGAATGGTTTGAGTGGCGATGTCACATTGCTTGGTGGAACTAGTATCTCAATAAGTTCTGGTCCTGCTGGAATCACCATAAGCTATACTGGAGCTGCTGGTTCTGGAAATACTGGAAATACTGGTGCGACGGGAAATCCACCTGGAATTCCTTATAGTTACCAAGTTTATATTGTTAGTCCTTGGAGTGGTCCTGCTCTGGGAGCTATTTCTTTGCGAAATGATCAAGCCGGTGCAACTTTAATAGAAATTTCAGCAACAGATATAAATTCAAAAGATGTTACAACATATTTGGAATCTTGGGATGATTCCACAAATACACATAAAGGTTATTTGCACATACAAAACAGACTTGGTACAAAGTACCATGT